AGCTTTAAACTGCTTGCCGTTCACGCAGCAAGCTCAACGTAAGCAACAGTAGGAGGTATCTTGTCACCCTTGTATACTCTAGAAGGTAAGTCTTTCAAAGTTTCCCAACAAGAATATCTATAGTCGCAGAATTTACATCCGTCTGGTAGTTTTTTATTTCCAGACTCTTTTCCTCTGTACGTTTCAGGTTCAGGATCAAAGCATCTTTTAAACACATTAGATTCTACAATCTTTGCTGTGTTGTTTAACTTGCCTATCTCTCTATCTAAATCTAAACCAGAAGCACTGACATATTTTATCTCTCCGTTGGCTTTATTTACTACCCACCAACCTCCTGTCTTTTTACCTGATGCTTTTATATAGCCTGCTAGTTGTCCTATATAACCAAAGGAATCTCCTTCAGCTAAAGTTTCATACGACTTAAACTTGTTATCGTAAGACCACTTAGATGCAGACTTAACATCATCTAATGCACCATCTATTACAAGATCGTAGCTACCATTAACTGTGGTATCATCAAGCTCTAAAGACACAGTGTTGTCTTTGTCTTCATACGCTACTCCTGCCTCTTTAAGAATACCTTTAAAGGCAGCCTCAACGATGTCTCCTATTAACATATTCATTACGAATGTAGTAGGCTTGGGGATTGCCTTCTCTGGATGGTTCTTCTCCCACCAGAGTTGGCACGTAGGTCTGCCTATATTAGACATACGCAGACGAAACTCATCCCTCTTATTGCCCCCACCGAACTGCCTCTTCAACGCATCCTTAATGTCCTGCGCTACCTGTTCAATGGTTTCTTCAGACATAGTTGTCTTGCCCTTTGTAGCGTTATCAAGGTACTGATGAATAGGCAGTTCAGCAGGATGGTTCATTGCACTAACTCATCAGTGTCGATGTCTATAAAGCTATCGACTGTTTCAGTATCTACGGTTTGGTGTTTGTGCATGTTCTCATTCCACACACTCATAATGTACTCATTGTAATTATTTATCCAAGCCAAGAAACCTGCTAAGTTTTCCTGTGTCTCGCTGTCTAAGTCTAGTGTTTCAGACATATCCATTTCAGCAACAGGAAGGTAGAATGAACCACCATTAGGCAACTTACGTTCTTCTGTGCTTGCCCTTATGTAATGTTGTGGAAACAATCTTCTAGTCTTGGTATACTTTCTAAGCAAACCCTGTATAGTTTTAAACGCATCACGGTTATCTACTTCCCAGATAAAAGGAGTAGAGTCTACTTCAACAGCTTCACCCTTTGCATTTGTAGGATTAACCATCTCCACTACACCAAACAATACAAGAGTACGTTTGATCTGCCTGATTAAATCTTGCATCTTTTCAGGCAATGCTTTGAAGTCTTCAATATACCCTGCTTGTTTACCACAATTAAACTTGCCTTCGTTATCGTGAAGATCACCGTTTAAGTCTTCTCCCATAATAGTTTTTACAAAACGATTTGGAGTGACATCATTACCCTTTACAAATCTCTTGTACATATATCTCTGTACGAAAGGTCTGACAGCTATGTTGTCAGCATAGTATGTTTCACCTTCTGGTATTTCAAGTTTGTATGTGCCACCGTTTACTACTTCAACGTTTACCATCTTTCCTTTAACTTCTTCCTGACCCATTAAAGGTGTGTGGTTTATCCGTAGTCTTGCAAGAGAATTGCTTTTCTCTTTAGTCTGCGGTGCAGATGTAGTAGCCATGCCCATTGCTTTAGCCATAGCATCGTAGTTATTTGTGTCTAGTGTTTGTATTTGATTCATATAATTCTCCTTTGTTAGAACTGTAGGTATATCATGCAACGTCTTTTGTGTCAAGCCAATTTTTACCTATTTTGGCTTCTAATAATAATGGAACATTAAAATCTATATTCCACTTCTTATTTATAATATCGACTAACACTTCGTTAGTACGTTTTATTATTCTTAGTATGACTTCTTCTTCGTCTGGATGTACATCTATAACTATACTATCGTGTACTGTGTTTACTACACAGCTTTTTAACCTGTTAGCTACAAGCATCTTATCTATATACATAAGACACACAGGAACTATATCTGCTGTAGCAAATGACTGCACAGGATAGTTCTTTATCTGTGTAAAGTAACTAATATTCCCATACTGATTCTGTTCTACATTAGGAAAAGAAAACTCTCTGCCTGATGGTGTCGCTATCTTAGTAGTGTCTAGTACTTCCTTCTTTAAACTCTGATGCCATTCAGCTATGCCACTATACTTCTTTATAAACTGTTGATAGTAGGCGGCCTCTGCGCTAGAACGACCATATCCACTTGCCCCAAAGAGAGGAGCAAACGTGTGTGCCTTTGCTTCCTGTCGAGATGTAGGCTGCCCTGCGTGTGTTATAATATTTGCTGTATAACTATGAACATCAAAGCCTGTTTTAACCTCTTCTATAGCTGTCTTATCCTGACTGAGGAATGCAGCTACCCTGAACTCTAACTGTGCAAAGTCAGCCTCTAATATCTTGCCACTACTCCACCTAGACACAAACACTTTCTTAACAGGAAATGTATTACCCCGTGGCATGTTCTGCATGTTAGGATCAGCACCAGATAATCTACCTGTGCCTGTCCTGTGTTGTAATAGTCTTACGTGTAGAAGACCGTCAGGTTTAAGGTGTGTGTTTATTCCCTCTATAAAACTAGATAGATATGTATCTACAGCAGATAATCTTCTAACTCTTTTAAGAAACTTCTCAGCTTCTGGCATATCATTTGACCTAGCCCAACTCTCCAATAAAATTAGATTGTTTTTATTTGTACTAAATCCGTTGGCACTGATCCATGTTTTGTTTGGTGGTGATAGTTTTAAACCTGCTTTCTCGTTTAATGCTTTGTATATAAAACCAGTAGCAGAACACGTAACACACTTGTTGGTATTTTTGTGAGGCGTTCCATCTTTCTTTATCTTACGTATGTGTCCTGTGCCATTACATGAAGTACACATCTCTGCCTTTTGTTTGTACACAACAGATGATAATTTTTTTACGTTTGACTTAAAGAGATCCGCAGACATTCTATCTTGAAACTTAGAAGCCCACTGCATTTTATCGTGTGGTTTTCTACTATATATAACCCAAGACAGTTGCTCTGGACTGTTGAGATTTATAGGCCTATCTCCCATTAGATCTGTTACTTGAACGTACAGATTTTTTATAAGCTCGTTTCTCTCTGCTTCAAACTCTTTACGAACATCTTCTAATGCATTTCTGTCTACCTTAAAACCACGTTGGTATATACGTGCTAGGTGTATAGCTAACTGGTTGGTAAGGCGTATTGTACCTACAAGATTTTTTCCTGTGCCGTATGTATACTGTCTGTCTTGCTCTCTAAACAACTGTTGTGTTGCATGTAAATCAGCAGACAGATACTCAGACAGTTCATTGTGTGGTATTTCTGCAACATTTAATCCTTGTTTAAAATATTCTTTTAGTGTGTCCTGCTTCTGTGTATGTAGCTGATAACGTTCTGCACAGGCTTCAAGAGACAGAGGTTGTTTCTGTCCTCTCTGTAGTATGTACTCACCCAACATAGTATCAAATACATTACCTTCATATGTAAAGCCAGACTCCCACAGCCACATTAAATCATGTACTGCATTGTGTGCAACAAGAAGTGTAGTCTTGTCTAGTTTATCCTGTACTATCTGTCTACCATTTTCTGTGGGGGGATGCTCGTTGTGGTCAAATGTAATTATTTGCTCTAACCCAGTACCATCTAGCATCCCCACCATAACGAGAGAGTTCTCTGGTTCAAATGGATCAAGGTGCATCTTGTTGTTTCTTTTTACAACAGTATTTTCTACATCTAATATAAGTATCATATCTGTTCCTTCCATTGATCCCAAGGTGTCAACTCTTCTATAGTAGCACAGTGTGCAGGCTTTCTAAACTGTCTCTTCGATCCGTGTGTTGTTGGTCTACTATGCAAATCATCAGCCATCATAACTCCTTTAACATCACACGTAGCCTCATCTCCATCATAAGATACCACAACAAATATGTATGCGTCAATATTATTATTAATAACATCTGTCCATAGCTCTCCTGTCTTATGGTGTGTAGACTTTACGTCAAACTTGTAGTCCTTCCACTCTATGTCTCCTTGATCTTCACCTTTCTTTTTAAACTTTATAACAGGAGATATAACCTGAGATGGAAATGTGTTAGTCAATCTACACACAGCCCACTCTGATAACATGCCGTGTATATCATCCTGATACTTACTGGTCTTGTTACCTATCTGGCTAAGTTCAGACCCTCTGTTTCTAGCTCTGTCAAATCTTCCTTTAGCTAGTCTTTTACAAAAGTCTACTTCTTCTTTGCTTAGTTCGATGAGCATGTTACATACCTCGCTGTTTTGTATTCAAGTTCGCAGTGTACTATGCCATGCCAACCAGACAGTTTATTCTTTACCAAGTTTAGATGTCGCATGGTATCTTCTTCTTCTTGATTATCTACTGGTGGATTCTTTGCAATCAATATCATCAAGTCAGCTTCAGCCGCTTTACCTGTGCGTGATCCCTCCATCATGGCTTGATTTAATTGTATCTTACCTTCAGCATCAGCCGACAACTGTGACATATAAAAGATAGCACACCCATGTTGTTTAGCTATCTGCCTAGCGTGTATGGCATTAGCTTTGAGTGCTTCGTCTGTTCTGGCAAAGCCTCCTGTCCTAGCAAACTTATCACCCATGTCTAAGACTACGATGTCAGGCTTGTAAGACTTACAGACGCTCTCAACCCATGCCATGTCACGATTACTTGCATCTTTTATTTTAATATTGTCTTTTACTTTTGCGTATCTATCTCTAGCTTTTGCAGGGTCATCCTTAATCATCTGCATAGTCATACCTGTAGCCGCAGTTAGATACCTAGCACCT